GTGGTGGTGCAGGCCTCAACGACAATGTCGGCAAAGTTTAACGAGGACTTTAATTACGAACTGTGTCAGCAGACGTAGTGTTCTTGGAAAAACAGACGTACTCTAACACTGCACAGAACGCAACGCGAGAAAAGAGGGGGGGGAGGGTGGTGTGGGACACAAACACGTGCCTAAGCTAGCAAACCTGCTGCGGGAGAGATTTGTGCTGCCATTCTGCCGCCAAAGGCTGCGCCGAGGGGCTCTGCTGCTGCTGCAGCAAAACTTCCTCCGACGGATCGTAAGAACGAAGTAGCCTCTGACCATACGGCATTAGAGGTGGGTGGGTGAATGACCTGGGTCGCCCTCATGGCGGGATCGTTCGGCCACCGCGAGCACCACTGCTGTCCTAGACTTAGACGGTACTGGACAGTGGTGGTGGCTGAGCCGGCTTTGGGAATGTACAAAACGATAGGTTCGATCGAATTACACACGCGCAAAGTAGCAAGGTTGAAAGTGGTAGGTGGGACAACAAAATCCTTCCACGTCTTGTAAGCGACGGTTTCAGCGATGTTGGAGTGCACACGAACTGGTTTACTAACCAAACCGGCTGCTGAATGGCTCTTGAGGTAACCAACGGCAATGGAATCCATCGCCCAGGCTTCCTTCAGAGACTTGGTGCCAGGCCCATACTGACTAGTGCCCTCGATGAAAGGGACCGTTCCAATGTAAACAGACCCAGGAGGGACCAGCCCGGTCGAAGTGCCTAAACATTCGATCTGGGCGGAGAGGTTGTGCAGACGACCACGAACACTAGTGTAAGTGGCTGCCGAGCCGAACTCAGGGGTAGATAAGATGGGGCTGCGAGCACTTCCGGTGGCAACAAGAGCATTAATTGCAATAGACGCGTCGTACTCCAACGCGATGACGTCGGTGACGTTTGCGAGGGAGAGACCCTCCGCAGTGTTGTAGTTGCGGGGGCCGACGAGAATGATTTTGTCAACAGTCGGCGACGACTCGAATTCATACACGGTGACGAAGTTCGTAGTAGCGTAAGCCGAGGTGGACTCATCTGTAGGCAAGTGGCGAGAGTCGAACCCATCGAACGCGTACGACGCATGAAGTCGCGGACGAGGGTGACGAACCAAAGGAGGTACTTTGGGACGAGGCGGGACTCGAGCCTGTGCGCGAGCTGGTTGCAACCCGACGGGCAGCGGACCCTTGGGGGCTGCACGTGGTTGCTTGAATTGTGCCTGGTAATTGAAGTTAGCCTGCATCTTAGCGCGGTCTTTGGGGGGAGAGCGACGAAGTGCTGACAACTGTTTTGCAGACAGTGGCATGGTGTTGTGGTTTCGAAATGTCAACTGTACAGGACAATTAAGAAACAAGGAAAAACAAGTGATAGAGGAAACTATACAAGTGGA